GCACGAGTGCTCATGCGGATGCCTTCGGTGAGGGTCGCACCGTTGACGCTGTCGACGTCAAGGTTGTTGTACTTCATGAAGTTCACGGTCAGGCCGGGGGTGACACCCAGCTCGGTCTTCTTGACCGCGAACTGCTCGAACCTCAGGATGGGCATCGCCTGGAAGAGGATCTCCTTGGACCAGATCGTCTGGACCGCGGGGGTCATCGTCGTGGAGCCGGTGATCGCCGTCCCCTGCGGATAGCCCTGGGTCACGAGACCACTGGGGGCGGGTGGCACTTGCACACCGAGGAAGGCACCACCAACCGGCACGGCAGCCGGGTTGGATCCACCGGACACACCCGAGTACAGGTTGCCAGTACCCGAGATGCCACCTGAGATATCGGGCATGAGTTACTCCTTGAAGGTCGCGACGATCAGACGAGCTGCTGACCTACAAGAGACAGTAGTTCGACCCTTTCGTACGACGGGAGCTATCAGCCTCCGCGCTGGGCGCGGAACTGCTGTCCCGCAGCGCGCAGCAACTGCGGACGCAGCCGTGCGTACTCGGCATCGGGGAGCGCGGCGATCTCCTGTGCGCTCATCGGGCGCGTCGCCTGCTGCTGCTCCATCGGGCCGGTCGTCGGTGCCGTCGGCGACACGCCGGGTGCCTGCTGGCGGTACTGCTGCTGGTACTGCTGGAACTCGGCCACGATGCTGCTGGACGTCTGCGCCGCCCGAGCGATCGCTTCCTCGATCTCCTGCTCGCTGCCACCAACGATGTACGGGTGGAGGTGCGGCATCACGGCGGCGGCGATCTCGGGGTCGGCGAGACGCTGCGCCTTGTAGTCCTGCAGTGCGCTGTACCGACGCTCACGCTCTAGCAACGCCTCGCTGGCGGCGGCGCGCTCTTGGATCGCGGCGAACTCGGCCTGCATCTCGGCACGCACCTGACCGACCAGCTCGGTGGCCGACATGGTGCTCTCGGCGGCAGCGCGCTCGGCATCGAGGCGGGCCTGCTCGGCAGCAGCGGCCTCGGCCTCGGACGCTTCACGAGCGGTACGGGCGGCGTCCAGCTCGGTCTGCATGGCGGCCATGCGCTGTTGCATCTCGGCGAGCGTTTCGCCCTGCGGAGCGACGGCGGCCTGAGCAGCCTGTGCGGCGTGCTGCTGAACCAACGCCAGCTCGGCCGCCGACAGCCCCTGCGGGTTGGTCTGCGTCACACTCCCCGGCTGTGCAGCGGGCTGCACACCAGTGAGGAAGCCGTTGCCGGTACTGAGCGGATTGGCACCACCTGTGCTGTTGGCGGGCTGCCCACCCGTCTGATCGACCTGGATGGTGTTGCTGTCCGACATTGAAAGCCTCCGGCGGTGGTTCGACGTTGTGCCAGTAGAGGTTATCTACCCAGCGTGAAGAGGTCGAACGCTACTCGATGCCTGCGTTGGAGGGATTCCTGAACTGTCCCATGCGAGGCAGGTACGCCCGAGTCGTCAGCTCGTTCATGAGGTTCATCGTGTTCTGATCGAGCACGAGACCAGGCATGATGCCGGTACCACCAGCGTCAGGCGAGCCGCTGTCGGCACCCTGCTGTCCGGTGTCGGCCACCTCGCCGCCCTGGGGCACCATGCCGGTGAGCGCAACGATCGCCGACTGGATGGCGCTGTTCTGGAGCTGCAACGCACCCTGATCCTTGGAGTCTTCGAGGATCTCAGCGAAGATCTCGGCGAGCTTGGCGTCGGGGAACTCCTCACCGAGGTCGGCGAGCGCACCGCGCTTGGACTCGATGCCGAGCTGCATCTTCTGTGCGATCTCGTTGAGCTTGACGAGCACGTCGACCGGCAACGGCTCGGGCCAGTAGACCGACGTCTCGTAGCTGTTGGGGTCAGCAGGGTCGAGCGCTGTGAGCTGTCCCGGCTTGGGGGCGAGATCCTCCATGGGGTTGAACTGCATCGACATGGGTTCCTTCTGGAACAGCGTCAAGAGCACCAGCTCGTTGATCTGTTGGAAGCCCGTCTCGAAGTTGTTCTTCTTCATGCGGAAGCGCTGCATCGTGGGTGCGTACTGGATCGCCAACGCCACGCCGCTGGTGTTGCTGATCGGCTGCACCTGCCCGAGCGCTTGCTCCGGCACGCCGGTCATCTCGTGCATGCCCCGCTTGACGACCTCCATGTAGCCGAGCATGTGCTCTAGCTGCCAGGTGGACTGCAGAGTCTCGACCTTGGCGTCCTTGGGCAGGAACCACGTCTTGCGCGCACCCTTCTCCAACTGCGGCACCTTGGCCCCGGTGATCACCGTGACGGGAGCGGAGTGGTAGTTGACGATGTCGGAGATCTCGATCGCCTTCTCGTTGTACTCACGGTTGAGCGGGATCACCTCGCCGATGTCGCTCAGTCCCCACGGTGAACCGCTCACCATGATGTTGGGGATGTAGACGATCGGGATCACACCGAGCGGGTTGGGGCGGGCCGAGATCAGCTCATCGTTGACGTACTCCTCGATGCCGTTGTCGGTGACGCGCTCGACGTAGGTATTGACGATGCGCGTGCCGGTCTGGTCGGTGGAGAAGAAGCGGTACTTGAGCTTGAAGCTGAGCAGCCGTGTGCGGTCGTGCTCGTGCCACTGCGGGAAGCAGTTGGCCGGGTTCAGAGGGAGTATCCGAACCCGGCCAGGATGCACCCGCCCGGCGGGGTCCACGAACGGATCCTCGTACGCCACCTTGACGAAGAGGTCGCCGGTTACCGAGGCGATCTGTCCCATCTCCCACAGCAGTGCGGCCTTGCGGTTGTCGCCCTCCCACACCCGCTTGAGCAACGTCGGCACGATGGCGGCGGTCGCTGGCGGCGACTGGAAGGTGACGCCACGGCCGAAGGTGAAGTTGGTGAGGTAGTCGCTCAGTGCCCGCACGTAGTTGAACGTGAACTGTGGCTCGCCGACCTCACGCCGGTACGCCCAGTGGTGGCCGAGGTAGTGCGCCCAGTAGAGCGAGTACCGGCTGAGGCGGATGCCGTGGACCTCCATCTCCTCGTTGCTGAGGTCGACCAGGCCGAGCGGCGAGATCTGGATGGCAAGGTCCGAGGTACCGGCGCGGTAGCTCGGAGGCCAGAAGGCGATGCTCACGGACCAACCCTACGTAGTACGCGGAAGCCGACGGGGTCTGCAGCGACGTTGGATCTTCCCCACACATCGACTGGCTTGCTCATGTGCTCGACGGCGAAGACGTGCTCGGTGGCTGGGTTGTCGGGGTTGCGGCGGTTGTGCCGACGCACCTTGGCCCGAGCGATCTGGTTGGCCTCGTCCATCCGAGGTGTCGCCCACGCCGTCGGGAACTCGGTGTGTTCGGTGTCGGTGGGGCTGACGATGTCGCCCGGCTCGAACGGGTGAGCGGTGCCGTGGAACAGCTCACCGTTGAGGTGGTCAGTGGCAGCCATCAGCCGTACCCGGTACGGCGCGGTCCGCCAAGCATCGTTGTGGCAGCGTCAGCAGTGAGGTGGCGGGCCTGCGTCTGCTTGGTCGCCTCGGTGTCGCCGGGCAGCGGGTTGCGCGCAGCGAAGCGTGCACCCTCAGCCGACAACGCTGGTGAGTGGGAGAGGCCGGGCTTCTGTTGCTGAGCGAGATGGAGCATCGCCTCGGCCAACCCCTGACCGCGGAAGCCCTTGCGTACCTCGACGGAGAGCACCTCGGGCGGGTCTTCCTTCCAGGTGTGCAGCCCACCGGCCAACTGGTTGGCGGCGCGCCCACCGGGAAGGATCGAGTCGGGCTTGCCGATGCGCCGCGCCATCACAGCGCTACGACTCACCTGGATCTCGAAGCGGTTCTTGCTGCCCTCGGGTTGGTACATGTGCGTGTCGGGGTGTTGGTCGCGCATGTCGCCGAACTGACCGAACGAGACGTGGTCACCTGCGGGCACGAGCCACCGACCTGTTGAAGAGGTGGGCCATCTCGGTGCGCACGCGCTCGGTACGGGGCGTGATCGTGTCCACGTCCTTGTGCGGATCACCGGCTGCCTCGATCAGCGCGCGCCGCTCCTCGAAGCGCAGCCGGGCTGAGGTGTCTCGGTCGCCTGGCCCCGGTGGCTCGGCCACCTTGGGCACGTCAGATGACGCCGCGGGTACGGGCGTTGTACACGCCCGTCGCTGTGGGCAGCCCCGGCGTCGACAGCGTGGGGTCGCGGTACTCGTTGGGGAGCTGCTCGGGCAGGAACCGCACGATCTTGCCGCTGGCCTCGACGTAGACCGGCGTGGCGTACTGCGTGGCGACCGCATCGGTCACGGTGAGCGCAACGTTGGCGCTCGTGCCGGTGCCGTCGGTATTCGTCGTGGCGACGCTGCCCTGGCGAGTACCGGCGGCGAGGTTGACGGGGTACGGCACTGCGGAGGAGATGCCTGCTCCGGTAGCGCCGACGGTCGCCTTCACGGCAACGGCGTCGAACCGGAACGAGCGGCCCGTGGCGACGGGCGTGTGGGTCGCTGTGTCGGCGAGGTCCACGCTCGGGGCGAGGTTGGCCATCGTCCGGTTCACCGAGGCGGGCGAGATCGTGAGAACAGGGGCGGGGGTCGTCATGGCCCCAGCGTAGATCTGGCCTTGCTCACGGTGGAGCTATGCGCGCTCCCGGCGAGTTGACGGAGTGGAACTTCCGCCACGACACGTCCTCTGCGTTGAGGCGCTC